GTTTGTTCGTGCTCAGCAAGCCGCTGCTGATATGGCTGCTCGAACAGGCATGTCCATTCAGTCGGCAACAGAGACGATCGGCCGAGCCTTGGATGTTCCCTCGGCAGGCATGGCGGCACTGAGCAGGCAGGGCTTTAGATTTAGCGATGAGCAAAAAAAGCTCATGGTTCAGCTGGAGGCAACAGGAAAGACCGCTGAGGCCCAAGGCATTATTCTGGACGCGCTAGAAGAGTCATATGGCGGCGCAGCGCTGGCAGCGAGAGAGACCTTTGGGGGGGCAATAGAAGCAGTACGAAATACGATTGGTGGCTTGGCGACAGGACAAGAAGGTAGCCTTGAGAGCGCCAGATTGGCTGTTGAAGAGTTCAATAATTCACTCTCAAGCCCTGAAGCGGCCGCTGCGTTTGGGGCGCTGGTTTCGGGCATCACAAGCGGCGTATCCATTTTGGTTAAGGCTTTAACAGCCATTCCCTGGGGGCTAGTGGCAGATGGCGTAAAACTGGTTGCCGCCGTACTTGCGACGCGTCTTGTTGTGTCTGTAGGTAAAACAACAGCGAGTATGGCGTTAGGAACTGTAGAGGCCATTAAGTACCAGGCTGCATTGGCGCGAATGGCCGGGGCCTCGACAACCGCTGCAACTGGTCTTGGCACGTTGACTGTTGCTGCTCGGGCGGCCTCTGGCGCGATGGCATTGTTGGGTGGCCCTGTTGGGTTGGCAATCCTGGCTGCTTCTGCATTGGCGTACTTTGCGATTTCAGCAGGCGATTCAAATGAGGAAACGAGCAAGCTGAGCAGTTCGGTAGATGTCCTTAATCAATCGTTCGATGGATTTACAAAGAACCAAGCAGCTGCAGCATTGCTGAAAATCAATGAGGAGCTCGTCCAGGCAAAGCTCAAAGCCATTGACGCTGGCACTGCAGTCCAGCATTACACGGGACTTTTGAGGAACTATCCAGACGACAAGAGGGCGCGAGAATGGAACGAGTCCTTAATCATTGCCAAAGGGGCATTGGATACGGCTGAGCAGGCGGTGGCAAGCCTCGGCAAGAAAATTGAGCTGTTAAATGGAATTATTGCGTCCACGGATGTTTCTCGTGTAGGTGATGCGGCCTCCAAGACTTACGAGGACTTGGCAGCAAAAATCAATGAGCGAATTTTGCTACATGGTAAGGAGACTGAGTCTGCGCGTTTTGCGGCTCGTGTTGAGGCTGGTTTGGTCGAAGGATTGAAGGAGGGGGAGGCTGAGAAGCTGATAGCTCTCTATAAAACAGATGAAGCTCTCCAAGCCCAGAGCAAGGCCCAAAAGGAACGTGAAGCTGCTGCGAAAAGTGCTGCGAACGCCGCAGCATCGGCGGCTAAGGCTGCGATTGAGCGAGCCCAGGCAGAGGCCAAGGCGGTGCAGGATAGTGTCGATGCTTTAGTGCGGCAATCTGAGCAGCTTGGCTGGACGACTGAGGCTATTAAGCTGTATGACCTGGAGGCCAGGGGCGCATCTGGAACACAGTTGCAATTAGCCAGTGCTGCGCTTGAGGCCACTAAGGCATTCCAAGAGCAGGAAAGGGTAAATGCCGAGGCCAAAGGTGTTATCGAGGGCCTTCAAACTGAAGAAGAGCAGATCCGCGAGTCTTACGAAAGACGCAAGGAGCTCATTCTTAGCACCACACTTAAAACAGCCGAGGAGAAGGCGGAGCTGTTACGTCGGTTGGAAGAAGAAACCAACGAAGCGTTGTTGGGGGCTGGTGACGATTACTGGTCTCGGTATCTTGCTGCTGCCGAGAAAAGCCTATCTTCTTTTGACGAGCTTGCTGGATCGACGATCGACAACATGAGCACCCGGTTTGGCAGTGCCGTTGAAGCAATGGTTTTCGATTCTGAAAATCTGGGCGAAGCGATGCAGAAACTTGGACAGGGCATGCTGCGTTCTGTAGTCAATGCGCTGGGGCAGATGGCCGCTCAATGGCTGGCTTACCAGGCTGTTCAGTTATTCGTAGGTAAGAGCACCCAGGCATCAGGAGCACTCGCGCTATCGGCCAATGCACACGCAACGGCGTTGCAGGCTGGCTTGGCTGCATTTGCTAGCACTGCAGCGATTCCAGTAGTTGGCCCTGCTGCGGCACCTGCTGCGATGGGGGCTGCATTGGCTGTTGCTACCCCGCTGGCAACGGCTGTCAGCCTGACTGCTATGGCTGGTATGGCCCACGATGGTATTGATTCTGTCCCTCAGACCGGGACATGGCTGCTGGAAAAGGGCGAGCGTGTTGTTACGTCAAAAACCAGTGCCAAATTGGATGCCACGTTATCCCGTATTGATGCCAGCAAAGGGCAAGGGGGTGAAGATCAAGGAAAGGCCCCGATCGTGAATATCTACGAAAACCCCGAACGGGCAGGCGAAGTAGAGTCCCAGTTCAGAGACGAACGCTACATTCTCAGCGTTTTCGTGAATAGTGTGCGTTCTGGTACAGAAGCTGCTGGTGTGATCGAGGGGACGTATAACGTGACAAGGTTTGGACGATGATTCACACAGAGATTAATTACCCTGTGGGCTTGCCTATGCCCGTTCGTGACGGATACGGAATCAGGCACACCCAGCCTTTTCAACGAACGCAGATGGAGGATGGTCGAGCTCGTCAACGTAGACGGTTTAGCTCGGTCCCTTCCACCGTTAATGTGAACTGGATCTTCAGAAGCGATAACCAGGCTGCGTTGTTTGAGGCATGGTTCCGTGATGCGATTCAAGATGGGGC